AAACAAGTGCAACTCCAATATCATATTTAACAGGTACAAATAGCCATATCCAATTAACAAGTTATATTATACCATCTAACAGTAGGGCTTTATCAGCAAGTACAAGTACAGATAATATACATTTTCAAAATGAAGTAAACGAATACACAGACGACAGTACATTTACAGGTACTTTATTTGAGAATTACTACAAAACATACATACAGGATATATATAACAATAAACGAAGATTAACAAAGGTCAAAGCTTTTTTACCATTAAAAATGATTTATAATTTAAAATTGAATGATAAAATTTCGTTAAATAATAACACATACATAATTAATAGTGTGAAAACAGATTTAACGACAGGTAAAAGTGACTTTGAATTATTGAATGTAGTATGATAAAAAATATAATTGATTTATTGCAGGTATGTAAAGGCGAAACTGAAAATATCAGAATTGCACAAGGTAAGTATGCACTACCTAAAAACTTTAAATCTGCATATAAGCAAGTTAAAAAAGAAATTAAATGGCTGTAACAAAAGAATATAATCTAAAAATATCAACTAAACAGGCACAAGCTAATTTAGATGAACTTAATGAGTCACTAAGGTTACAAGAGGACTTAATTGAAGAAATTGAGGGTGATTTAAGAAAATACGAAAAGCAATTAGCCAACACATCTGGTAAAGAATTAGCTAGAAGAAAAGCACTAAATGATAAAATTAAGGAAACAAAAGCAAGACTTGATGAAGAAAAAGCAGGTTTAAAAGCAGTTACAAAAGACAGACAAAGAGCAAATGATGAATTAAAAGAAGCAACAGAAAATACAGCCGATTATAGTGGTGTTATTAGCATACTAGATAGTCAAACAGGAGGTGCCATATCTAAAATACAAGGTATGACACAAACTATTGGTGGTGCTACAAAAGGCTTTAAGTTAATGAGAGCTGCAATAATAGCTACAGGAATAGGAGCATTAGTTATAGCAATTACATCAGTAGCAACAGCTTTTACAAATTCAGAAAAAGGACAAAACAAGTTTGCTAAGTTAATGTCGCAAATAGGTGTTATTGTCGGTAATGTTACAGATATTTTAGGGAATTTTGGAAATGCTATAATATCTTTTGTTACAGGAAATTTTAATGAAGCAAGAGAGTCAATTAATGCTGTTACAGAGGGTATAAAAAACTTTGGAGAAGAAACAAGAAAAGAAATAAAGATTGCAGGGGAACTTGCAGAAATGAGAGCAAAGGCTGATAAACAGCAAAGAGAATTAACAGTTGAAAGAGCAAAAGCAGACAGAGACAGAGCAAAGTTATTAGAGCAATCAATTAATAAAGAAAAATTTACAGTTGAAGAAAGGATAAAGTTTTTACAAGAAGCAGCGAAATTAGAGGAAGACATAACAAATAAAGAAATTGAAAATGCTAGATTAAGGCTTGAAGCTAAACAACAAGAAAATGCACTATCAGAGTCTACAAAAGAGGATTTAGAAGAAGAAGCTGAACTACAAGCACAGTTAATACAGCTAGAAACTGCTAAACTGACAAAACAAAAAGAGGTTACATCTCAAATAATAGCTTTTAAACAAGAAGAAGCTGCAGCAGTTAAAGCTGTAAATGATGAAAAACAAAGACAAGAGGATGAAGCAATTAAAATACAGCAAGAGAATGAGAAAGCATTAGCAGATTTTAAAAGCCAAGTTCGAGATGCAACAGCTATAAGTGAAGATGAAAAAAGAGCATTAGAGTTAGTTAAAATTGAAGAACACTACAAAAAGTTATTAGACAATGAATTAATTAATGATGAGCAAAGAACATTATTAGAGGATGCATTAAGACAAGCTAAATTAGAAAAACAAGCAGAGTATGATACACAAGATGAAGAACGAAGACAAGCTTTAATAGACAAAGAACTTGCAGAGAAACAAGCACAAGCAGACCAAGAAGCACAAATCGAAGCAGAGAGGAGAGCGACAAGAGAAAAAACTTTTGACAATGCTGTAATGTTAGCAGGAGAGGAAAGTAAAGTGGGTAAAGCACTTTTACTTGCTAAACAAGTCTTGTTAGCTAAACAACTAATTTTAGACGCTAAGGAACAAATATCTACTGCTAAAAAAGCAGTCACTAATGCTACAGTTAATGCGGCAGAAAGTGGAACAGAAGTTGCTAAGGGAGCAAGTAAGGCGGCAGCTGCAGCACCTCCACCATTTAATATTCCTTTTATTTTAAGTTTTGCTGCAACAGCAGTTGGAATTGTTAGTGCTATGAAATCTGCAGTATCGGCAACAAAAAGTGCTGCATCATCAGCAGGTGCAGGAGGTGGAGCAACCCCTAGCATAGAAGCACCATCAGTTCAAGCAAGTGCACCACCAGAAGTTACAGGTGTAAGTGGTTCAGGAATTAATCAACTAGCATCTGCAATAGGCGAACAACAGCAACAGCCTGTACAAGCTTATGTAGTTTCAAATGCAGTTACAACAGCACAAGGTCTTGAAAGGAATATTATTGATAGTGCTAGTTTAGGATAAAACACAAAATTGTAAAATTAAATCGTTATAAAATTATGAAAATCGTTGAATTAATACTTGATGAAGACCAAGATTTTGCAGGTATTGAAGCAATATCTATTGTAGAAAATCCAGCTATTGAGGAGGATTTTGTTGCTTTAAAATCAGATGAGGTCAAGTTAGCCGAAGTTAATAAAGACAAAAAAATCTTGATGGGTCCACTTCTTATTCCTAACAAACCTATTTATAGGAATAATGAAGAACACGGAGACTATTACATATATTTTTCAAGAGACACAGTAGAAAAAGCATCACAGTTATATCTACAAAAAGGAAATCAAAACAACTCTACATTAGAACACCAACACGAATTAAATGGCTTGACCTTAGTTGAGTCTTGGATTGTAGAGGATAAAAAACACGACAAGTCAGCTAAATACGGAATGAATGTACCTCTAGGTACTTGGATGGGTGCTGTAAAGGTAAATAATGATGAAGTATGGAATGAGTATGTAAAAACTGGCAAAGTCAAAGGTTTTAGCATAGAGGGTTATTTTGCCGATAAAGCAGAAGAACCTAAACAACAAGATGAAGACTTATCAGCAGATTTATTACTAAGCAAAATTAAAAATATCTTAACAGAAGATGTAAAGCTTGCAGACAAAGTTATAGATGAAAATTATGCTATTATAAGCAACAGACTTGCATATTCAACAATAGAGGTAGCAGAAAAAATGTCAGAAGATTTTGGATGTGGAGGTTATCACGAACACGAATTTGAGGGTAAAGTTTGGTATATGCCTTGCGAGTCACATAAACTAAATGATGACGACCCTTGTTGGGATGGCTACGAGATGATTGGTTTTAAAAATAAAAATGGAAAAAGGGTACCTAATTGTGTACCTAAAAAGAAATAATGATTAAAAAATTATTTATGTTATCAAGAACATTCATCAATAAAGTTTTAAAAAAATACATAAACGACACAAAACTACAGAAAGCATATAATGACTATCCTAAGTCAGCACAAAATAATGCTTGTAAAGTTTTAAGATGGATTGACAAGTACGGTAGAGATGAGGTTGCAGGAATGACTAGAACAGGTCTTGCTAGAGCAAACCAATTATGTAATAAAGAGAATTTATCAGAAGCAACTATCGCTAGAATGGCAGCTTTTGAAAGACATAGAAAAAATGCTAAAGTAAATCCAGAGTTTAAGAGTACACCTTGGAAAGACAGAGGATATGTAGCTTGGTTAGGATGGGGTGGTTCGACAGGTATTGCTTGGGCACAAAGAAAATTAAAGTCAATCAGAAATGAAAAAAAATAATGAAACACCGAGTTGGACTAGTCCTAAAGGAGACAGCCGAGCTTGTTATTGTAAAGATACAAATACATATTCTCGTAAGTGTTGCGATGGCAGTTTATGGGCACAGGGAATTGGTGTTATAAGCAGAACAACAAGTTAAAAATGCAAAATTAAATTTTAAAACCGTTAAATAAATAATTATGAAAAGTAGTGAAATGATAAACAAAATCAAGACGCTTCTCGACATCCAAATAAATTTGGAGGAGAGAAAATTAGAAAACGGAACTGTCGTAGAAGCAGAGTCGTTTGAACAAGGTAAAGAGGTCTTCATTAAAACAGAAGATGAAAAAGTCGCTATGCCTATTGGAGAATACAATATGGAACAAGGCGAAGTTATGCTCGTTAAAGAGGAAGGTATTATTGCCGAAATGAAAAAAGATGACTATAAAGAGGAGTCAGAAGAAGAAGAAATGGAAGATGACGGCAAAGAAGCTGATGTTCAAGATTGGGCAGGTATGGAAAAGAGAATTAAAAACCTAGAGGATGCTATTGCTGATATAAAAGCAAGACTAGGAGAGTCTGTTGATGAAACAGAAGACCTAGAAGCATCAGAGGAAGTTGAAGAAGTTGTAGAGGAAAGTGAAGATTTATCTAAAGATGAAGAAATCGATGAATTAAAAGAGGAATTATCAAAACCAGCTTCTGACCCTATTAAGCATAGCCCAGAAACAAAATCTGGTCAAGTAGAAAATATGCAATTCTCAAGAAAAAAATCCAAATCAATATTGGACACAGTTTTAAGTAAAATTAATAATTAATAAATAAATAAAATGGCTTTATCAATTACAAGTACATACGCAGGTCAGTTTTCGGGAAAATACATAGCTGCCGCGTTGTTAAGTGGAGATACTATCGAAAAAGGTGGTATTGAAGTAAAACCGAACATTAAGTACAAGGAAGTTATCAAAAAAGTTGCTACAAGTGGCTTAATCGTTGATGGTTCTTGTGACTTTACAAGCGCAGGAGATGTTACTCTAACAGAGAGAATTATCCAACCTGAAGAGTTCCAAGTGAACTTAGAATTATGTAAAACACCTTTTGTTTCTGATTGGGAAGCAGTAGAAATGGGTTATTCTGCATTTGAAAAAATGCCACCTAAATTCTCTGACTTTTTAATTGCTCACGTTGCAGCAGAAGTTGCTCAAAAAACTGAGCAGTCAATCTGGAATGGTGCTGCTGCTAACGCAGGAGAATTTGATGGTTTTGTAACATTATTCGATGCTGACCAAGATGTAAACGATGTTGTAGGAACAACTGTTACTGCTTCTAACGCTATTACTGAATTAGGAAAAGTTGTAGATGCTATTCCTAGCGCAATCTATGGTAAAGATGATTTAAAAATCTATGTTTCTAAGAATGTAGCAAAAGCATACGTTAGAGCACTAGCTGGACAAGGTGGTGGATATGAGAATAGAGTTAATATGTGGTATGATATGAACAGCCCATTAACTTTTGATGGAATTGACATCTTTATGGCACCTGGTCTTGATGACAACCAAATGGTAGCTGCACAAAAATCAAATCTTTACTTTGGTACTGGTCTTTTAAATGACCATAACCTTGTAAAAGTATTGGATATGGCTGACCTTGATGGGTCTCAAAATGTAAGAGTCATTATGAGATTTACAAGTGGAGTTCAGTATGGTTTCGGTTCAGAAGTTGTACTTTATAAAACTCCGTAATAACAGATAATAAATATAAAAGGGGTAGGATAGGAATTGACCTACTCTACCCTTTTTTTTAACTTTTAAATAAATAAAAAAATATGGCTTGCGATACTTTAACAACAGGAAGAAGTTTACCTTGTAAAACTGGTTTTGGTGGTGTCAAGAAAGTATATTTTGCTGATTATGGAACATTAGGTACAGTAACAGTTGATGCAGATGGAACAATTTCTGCATTTGCAGGTTCGCCTACTTGGTTTGAATATGATGTAAAAGGAAATTCTAGTCTTGAAACTACAATTACAAGTTCAAGAGAGAATGGTACAACTTTTTATGCACAAACACTTAATTTAACACTACCATACATTGATAATGCTACACAACAAGAATTACAGATTTTAGCAGTAGGAAGACCTCATATGGTCGTAGAGGACTACTTAGGAAATCAGTATTTATGTGGATTGGAAAATGGATGTGAAGTGACAGGAGGTACTATTGTAACAGGAGCTGCAGCAGGGGATTTATATGGGTTCACTCTAGTGCTAGAGGGACAAGAAGAGAAAGCACCTGCATTTGTAGATGCTGGAGTAATATCCGCTTCTGCAACACAAATTACTCCGAACTAAAAATTACATAGTAATTGTTCTTTATAAATTAAGCACTCTAATCAGGGTGCTTTTTTTATTTTACAAATTAAGTTTTTTTTATCGTTATATATACAATGATACTATTAACCACATCAGCGAGTGCTCAAACATTAACATTTATTCCTAGAGTTTATGCAGGAGAATTTACTCTGTCAATTAGGGATGATAGCACAAATGTTACAAAAAATTATGAGATTACATCAACTACCACAAGTGGAAATTACTTAGTGGTATCACAGGCATTTAATCCTGTACTTGTAGAGGGGCATTTTTACGATTTAGATTTATATAGTGACCCAAATTATTGGAACACAAACTATAATTTATGGCAATCTTATGAGCAAGTATGGAATTTAGATACAACAGACATAATTGACATATATAAAGATAAAATATTTGTTACTGACCAAGATATAAATCAAGATTTTGACCAGTACTATAATGTTAATCAAGGGCAGTACAAAACAAATGATTCCTACAATAATGATTATATTGTAATATGAAAAAAAGAAATCGAAACAGTTTAGGACAATTCACTAAAGAGTCAAGGTCAGAAATTAGCTTTGTAAATCTAAGCACCTACACGACTCCTGATGTTAAAGAGGTAGCAAATCAAGAATGGGTTGGCTATGGAGATGACAACAATTATTTCCAATATTTAATAGACAGATATAATGGAAGTCCGACAAATAATGCTGCAATAAACGGAATATCACAGCAAATTTATGGTAAAGGAATAAATGCTACAGATGCAAATAGAAAACCAGATGAGTATGCAAAGATGGTTTCTATGCTAAAAAAAGACACAGTCAGAAAACTTTGTTATGACTTAAAACTTATGGGCCAATGTGCTATTCAAGTGATTTACTCTAAAGACAGAAAAACAATCGCTAAACTAGAGCATTTTCCTGTTGAAACATTAAGAGCAGAAAAAGCGAATGAGAATGGAGAAATACCCGCATATTACTATTTTAAAGATTGGGCAGAAATAAGACCGAATGAAAAACCATTACGCATACCAGCTTTTGGTCACAGTAAGGAGTCGATAGAAATCTATTATGTAAAGCCATACAAAGCAGGATTTTATTATTACAGTCCTGTTGATTATCAAGGTGGTTTACAATATGCTGAACTCGAAGAAGAAATCAGCAACTATCATCTTAACAACATAATGAATGGTTTGAGTCCGTCAATGCTCATTAACTTTAATAATGGAATACCTAATCAAGAAGAGCGAAGATTGTTAGAGCATAAGATTGCAGAGAAATTTAGTGGCTCATCTAATGCAGGTAAATTCATTCTTGCTTTTAACGATAATAAAGAAAGTCAAGCAGAAATAACTCCTGTACAATTATCAGATGCACATAATCAATATCAGTTTTTATCTGATGAGAGTATGAAAAAAATTATGGTATCACACCGTATTGTATCGCCTATGCTTTTAGGTATTAAAGACCAAACAGGATTAGGTAATAATGCAGATGAGATTAAGACAGCAAGTTTGTTAATGGATAACACTGTTATAAGGCCATTTCAGGAACTTTTAATTGATTCCTTTGATGAACTACTTGCATATAATAACATTAGCTTAAATCTGTATTTTATTACGTTACAGCCACTAGAATTTACAGAGGTTGATAGTGAAATACAAGATGATGAGCAAATAGAAGAAGAAACAGGAATTAAACAAGAGGATTTAAGTTCTGATGTACCAGAGTTACTAGAGGAACAAGGTAATTTAATGCTCGAACATTTAAGTGGAGAAATTATTGATGAAGATTGGGAAATTACTGATGTAAGAGATGTTTGTGATGATAATATTTCTAATGAAGAATGGGTATCTGCTAGTTTAGTTAATAAGGAAACTACATTAAGCAAGATTAAAAAACTTGTAGGATTATCAGAACCTATTGACTCTAAAAATAACGGAAGCTCGTATAGTGACCTAGACTCTAAAAACTATAAAATCAGATACCAATATTATCAGAAATCAAAAGCTAAGTCAATACAAAAAGACAAAGACGGAAAAAGAAAAAGCAAATACAAGTCAAGAGACTTTTGCGAAAAGATGATGGAATTGTCTAGAAAAGGAACTGTTTATACTATTGAAGATATTGACAAGGCAAGTAGAGCAGGTGTAAATGGTGGTTTTGCTCCTGCAGGAAAAAAGACATACGATTTGTTTAAATATAAAGGTGGTTGTTATTGTAGACACGCTTGGAAGCAGATTTTGTACAGAAGAAAAAGTGGTGCAGAAGTCAGCGAAAATTTAAAAAATTACAGAAGAACAGGCGAAATACCTAAAACGTATCAAAGAAATCCTTGGGGAAGTAAAGATGCTAAACAAGCCACTTTTGATTTACCTAATCACGGAAGTTTAAAATACAAATACTAATGGCAACAGCATTATTTATAAATAGAACCGACCTTGTAAGAAACTCCATAATGGATGGAAATGTCGATACTGACAAATTCATTCAGTTTATTAAGTTGGCACAAGAAATACATATACAAAATTATCTTGGTACAGAGTTATATAACAAGATTAGTGATTTAATCACAACAGGAGATATTGATGATGTAGCAAATCTTAAATATAAAAACTTGCTAAACGACTACATTGTACAGATGTTAATATGGTGGTCACAAGTTGATTATATACCTTTTGCTGCATATCAAATAAGGAACGGTGGTATTTATAAGCACCAATCAGAAACTAGCGAAAGCGTTTCTAAAAATGAAGTTGATTTTCTTGTAGAGAAAGCAAGAACAAATGCGGAATGGTACACAAGGAGGTTTATTGATTATATGAATTTTAATCAATCTAATTTTCCAGAGTACACAAGCAATAGTAATGATGATATTTATCCATCGCAGGATTCAACTTTTAATGGCTGGGTGTTATGAGGTATAAACCAAAACAAAAAAATGTAGAAAAATTAAAAACCTTTTTGAAAAAAAAAGAGAATAAAAAACAAAAGATAAATTATGGCAAGTCTATTTAATACAAAAATTTCTGATACTTATCCTGGTCTGATTAAGACTATTGATAATGCAGCAATATCGGCAAGTTTAAAACAACTGACTGATGGTTCTGGAAATCAATCTGGCTTATATATAAATACTGCCGGAGATTTTAAAGCAACAGGCATTTTAGAGTTCGGCTCACTAAAAGATACAGGCGAAGATATTACAATCACTAAGTTTGTAGATGAAGCTGATGGCATTGCCAATAATGATAATGATACAACTATTCCTACAAGTGCTGCAATTGTAGATTATGTTGCTTCACAGGTTACACTAGAGGACTTAGATTTTAGCGGAGATAGTGGAAATGGTTCTGTTGACTTAGATTCACAAACTTTTGCCATTGTAGGTACAGCTAACGAAATAGAAACCTCGGCTAGTGGCCAACAATTACAAGTAGGTATTGTAGATAATCCTACTATTACAGGAGTTATTACTTCAGATGGACTTGATGTAGGAGATTCAGAAAAGATTAGACTAGGTACTGGAAATGATTTAGAAATATATCATACAGGTTCACATAGTTATTTAACAAATGCTACAGGAAGTTTAGAAATTACTACAACAGGTAATTTAATATTACAAGATGCTTCATCAAACAAATGGTTAATGACTAACCAGTCTGGTAATGTTTTACTATATAGTGCAGGTAGCGTAAAATTAAATACAAAATCTACAGGTGTTGATATTACAGGAGATTTATATGCTACAGGAACATTAGAAGTTACAAGCACAGGGCAAA